GGCATTCTTAAAACACGAGTCCAGCCACTCGGCGTCGTCGTCGTCTATAGGGGATACCTCAACTTCCTCCACGCACCTCCACTCGGATTGGTACTGCCCCCAAGGGTCGATGTACCCTACGGAATAATCCTTACCGGACAGGTTGCCTAGCCCCCCTTCCTTAGTGTGGTCGGATATGACCAGGCCACAAGCGTAGTACTCCAACCCGCTGTGCAGGTTACCCGCCTTTTCTTTGTCGATAAATTTTAATCTCATTGGTTACCTTCGCTATTTTCTTCAATTAAATCAATAGGGTGAGACCCCTTCTCCATCACCGACAGGAATTTGTTCACCACTTCCGGCGGGGCCTTGTCCAGGGCGAAGGATACCGCACGCTTGAGTTGGGCTACCTCCTGCATGACCTGCACCTTATCGGCATGGCGCATGAACAGGTTGACCACGCTGTTGATGGCGTTCACCAGGGAAGTCAACTCCCGTGCCGACGCCTTGTGGCGTAGCACGCCCCGTGGGTCTATGACCTTTTTCCGTATGCCTTGCACCAGCATGAACTGGGCAGTGATGGTGTCGATGTCGACAATTCCGATAGTGCCGTTCCCCCAACCGAAGTCGTTACCGCCCAAGGCTGCGTCCCCTTCCGGGTCGATCTCCCCCAACAGTTCGTAAATCTGTGCTTTTTGGTCGGGGGTCAAGGCAGGGGCTAGGTCGCGCAGGTCGCTGATGGCCGCGTTGATTGCCTCTTGGGAGGCGCCGAACCCGCCGTTTCCGCCATGCCTTTCGATATAGGGCTGCGTGTTGGGGTTGGGTGGGTTTTCCAGTCGGTCCATGTAGGCATTGGTGGCCTTAGCCACCAACTTGTCTGCCCTGGGAGAGAAATTTTCTGTAAAGTCAGCCATAAAAGTAGGGTAATGTGTGTCCAGTAAGGACTATAAGTTATAGCTTTTTTGGTACTGTTGTCAAAGGCAAACCTTATTGGCGTAAAGAAAATTAGCAAAACCCTTGAAAAAGCTCTATTATTTCCGTCATTCAATTGACAGGGGATAGACAGATGGCAGCAAAAGGCACACCTCCCAAGGCGAAGGCCAGCCCATCAGGCAATACGGAACCTATCTCCCTACCCCGTAGCGCCATAGCGGGCAAGGCAAGGGTCACGGATCCCGGGTTCAGGAGGGATAAAGGCGTCACCCTTGCTGACCGTGAACAGTCTTTCCTCGGCTCCAGCATACGGGAACTTCGTTCGGTGCCTGCTGCCCAGGCCATTAGGGCACTGACCCGGTTTAACGGCATCTTCTCGGCGGCGGTGCATTGTTATGTCCAGATGGCGATGTCAGGGTACGTAGTGACTGGATACCTGGCCGGTACTAGGGAGTTCGACTTGGCCACCTCAATAGAGGCGGTGAACGTGTTGACGTCGGCTGACACACTGTACGACTACACCAGGGGGTACGCCGACAAGCAGTCCACTGACGGCTTGTTGGAGTCCCTGTTGAAGGAAACGGTGCAGTCAGGGGCGTGTTGCGTCGAGTTAGTTTTGAACAAGTTCCTGTTGCCGGAGAAAGTGCTGTCGGTGTCGGTGCCGAGCCTACGGTGGAAGTCCACCACGGAAGGCACTGTCTACCCCTCCCAAGTGAGCTTATCAGGGGAAGAGATAGACCTTAACATGCCGACCGTATTCTACGCGGCCACCCATCAGCAGTCAGGCCAATTCATGCCACGCAGCCCGATGGAAGCGGCCTTGCAGACCTTGTTCATCTTTACTGAGTTCCTTGAAGACCTGTCCAGGGTGATGCGCCGGTCGGGGCATTCAAGGTTGGTGGTCAGCATCGTGCAGGACGCGGTCAAGCAGATGGCCCCACCGGAAACAGCCAACGACCCGGAAAAGATGAGGCAGTTCTTCGAGTCGGTGCGTGGCGACATAGAGTCCACCTTAGGGGGGTTAGAGCCGGAAGACGCCTTGGTGGCCTACGACACGGTGACGGCGGAGATACTGAGTTCCAAAGGGGAGAAGACCGACTACTCGGCCCTGCTGGAAACCTTGGGCAACATGATGTCGTCTTCCTTGAAATCGGTGTCGAGCGTGCTCGGCCTGGGTACGGGCAGCCAGAACTTGGCCACCACGGAGTCCTTGGTCTACCTTAAGCTGGTTCAGGGCATCCAAAAGACGGTCGAGACCGTCATGTCTAGGGCGATCACGCTCTCGGTGCGCTTGCGTACAGGGGTGGATAGTTACTGCAAATTTGAGTTCCAGCCGGTTAACCTGCGCCCGGAAGACGAACTTAGCGCACATAAGTCTGTGATTTTCCAACAGGAGTTGCAAAAGCTATCGTTAGGCTTATACTCCGACGAAGAGTTTGCATGGAGGACGACCGGCAGTGCGGCGGCGCCTGGTATGCCTAAGCTAAGCGGGACAATGTTCATGCAGCCTACCCAGGCACTGCCTAAGGACCAGCAGCTAAATACTGACGGCCAACAGCGTAACCTCAATGAGGGCACCTCCAAAGGTTCCCCGGTAAGCCAACCTGGCGGCAAGCCCCTCCCTAGCCAAAAGGCGGGGTAAATGGAAAACTTGAACGCGTGCGGTACAGTGTTCGGCAGGCGCCGCATGGACGCTTGCGGGCATTGCGGGTCAATGCCGCCAGCGAGGATGGCTGAGGCCATCAAGGCAGGCATTGGCATAAGCTTCGCCGACATGAAATACGGTTGGCCACACAAGATGTACCTAAGCGAAACCTATCAAGGCCACCTTAAGTTTTACACCATGCACCTGAAGGACGCTACTGAGGAAGACCGGGCCGTTATAGAAAAGGCCTGCGGGTTGCACTTTAAATTTGACGTCAAGGTTCAAGGCGATGTGGTCTGGACGCCTTGGCAAGAAACCACTACAGAACAAGAGGCGGGATAACCTATGTCCACAGAACTTAGCAAAACAAAGGAAGCCCCACTAATCTGGATGGGTGATGGGCACTCCTGGAGCTCGTATAACCAACATATCTCCTCAGTGGTGCAGATGAAATCCAAGGCCGATTCGGCCACGTTGCAAATGGCTATGGACTGGGAGGACGAACAGGAAAACGAGCCGGAAGACACCCATTACCTTTTACAGACAGTAGGCGACATTGGCATCGTACAAATCAAAGGGATGCTGGTGGAGGGTAGCGTAGGCTGGTGGGGTCGGGAGTATTGCTGCGGCTACATGGATTTGCGCAATGCCGTCACCGCCGCCATCAATGCAGGCTGCAAGTATATCGTCATGAACTTTAACACCCCAGGGGGTATGGTCAGGGGTGCGGGCGCGTGCGGGGATTTCCTGGCCTACGCCAACAAGATAGTCCCGATCTACAGCTATACCGACACTTTTTGCCTGAGCGGCGGTATGTGGTTAGCGGTGTCGTCCGGTAGGTTCAGTTGTTCCGTCTACGCTAGCGTGGGTTCTATCGGCGTTTTTCAGGTCGCCAGTGAATACACTGAAATGGATAAGGCGATGGGGATCAAGCGTCGTGTGTCCAAGTCCGCGCCTCTTAAGGGAGTCGGCAACAACTTCGAGAAAATGGGGCAAGCCCAGGCCGCAGACATGGACAGGGGAGTAATGGAAGCCTCTATGTTATTTAACCAACAGGTCGCCAAGGGCTTGGGGTTAGACTTATCCTACGTACAAGGTACCCTAGCTACGGGCCAGGAATGGTTTGGACAAAGAGCCTTGGAACTTAACCTTGTACAAAAAATAATCAGTTTCGATGATTTACTCATTGATTTGCAAAAGAAAGTGTCGCAGAATACGGTAACAACCCAAGGTACGTCCTTGAACCGTTTGGTGGACATGTCCTCAACTTCCTTTATTCAGGAGACTAACCCTATGAAAACTAAGACTTTAAATGCCTCGGCAGTGGAGGGCGCGCTGGCTTTGGCGGCTGTTGACATGATGGCGGGCGGCGAACCTGCCGCCCCGGCTACAGAAGGCGGCGAACCTGCCGCCCCAGCGACCGTCACTGAACCTGCCTCCGAACCTGCCTCGGCTGAGGGAGGGCAAACCGAACAACCACCTATCCAAGGCATGGAAAAGTTGATGAAATCCTTGGGCGATATGACCGACCAACTATTGGCCGCACGTATGGAGCTGGCCGAGGTCAAGTTGGCGCACGCTACCGACAAGTCAAGCTTAGCCGCTATGCAGGCGTCCCAAGACGGTTTGAAGAAGATTGCGGCCCATTCTATCCAGTGGGCCTTTGTGGCGGCGGGTAGTGCGGCCCCCAAGGAAGACAGCTTGCTGGCCCTTACGCCCTCCTTGTT